AATTACTTGCAAGACTTCGCTGACCAGATAGGCGCGGAGACTGACCCACCGATTATTGGAGATCTAGAACCTAGCTCCGTAATTGATTCCACTTATTTTTTCTGCTAATGCCACGTTTAATCCACAAAACATCACAGCCTGTAGTTCTTGAAGGATATCAAGCTGTACTGAAACCAAGCAAGTTTGGCTATTCACTTGCTGCTCTAGTTGATCAATCAATGGTTGATGCACTAGAAGATGATAGAGTTGAGTCCATTAAATGGGCTGAGTCTAAACTGAAGAATCCTAAGCGTTCTACTCTTAAGCCTGAACCTTGGGAAGAAGTCACTGAAGGACAATACAAAGTTAAATTCTCTTGGAATGAAGAATCTCGTCCACCTGTTGTTGATACTGAGGGGACAATCATTTCTGATGATAACACACCTATGTATGCTGGTAGTCGTGTTAAGCTTGCGTTCTATCAGAAACCGTATATCCTACGTGATGGAGTTACGTATGGAACAAGCCTTAAATTGGTTGGTGTACAATTGGTGTCTCTTAATACAGCAGCTGGTGTAGATACCGGCGATATGTCTGCAGAGAACGTTGCAGCACTCTTTGGTAAAACTGAAGGGTTCAAGGCTAGTGAGCCTAATGTAACGCCTACTGAAACTGAAACAGAGGATGACTTCTAAATGGCATTCCGATCAGGACTTGAAGAACGAGTAGCTGATCTTATGTGTGAGTTGGGTGTTAAGTATGAATACGAATCTACTAAGGTTCCATACATCATCCAACATATCTACACTCCTGATTTTTTATTACCCAACGGGATATATTTAGAATGTAAAGGTTATTGGGAGCCTGAAGATAGACGTAAGATCAAGAACGTAAAAGAACAACACCCTGAACTTGATTTGCGTATGGTCTTTCAATCACCCTACAATAAAATTAGTAAAGGATCAAAGACTACATACGCTAAATGGTGTGACAAACATAACATACCGTGGACATCTTTCCACAATATCCCAATCGACTGGCTCCTCTGAGTTTGTAAGACATGCACCATGTAATAGTTGTGGTTCATCTGATGGTAATAGTATTTATACAGATGGCCATGGCTATTGTTTTGTATGCCATACTTACACTGATGGACAAGAAATAATAACACACATTCACACTAACTCTATTGTGCAGATCAAAGGCTCAGCCGAACGGTTGCAGAAACGCAAGATCAGTCAGAAAACTTGTGAGAAATTTAAAGTGTATCGTGATGGGGACAAGCTAAGGTTTTACTATCATGATCCATCTGGCATTGTAAAAGGTGCTAAGATAAAAACCAAGGACAAACAATTTACTTATGAAGGAGAATCACCTGGTACATTCTTTGGTCAACATTTATGGGGTAGCAGTGGTAAACGCATAATCATCACAGAAGGTGAGTTAGATTGTGTGTCGTATGCAGAGTTATTCCCAACTTGGCCTGTAGTATCACTACCTAGTGGTGCAGCAGGAGCTAAGAAAGCAATTCAAAAAAACTTAGAGTTCCTTCAAGGTTACAGTGAAATCGTACTTTGGTTCGATGCTGATGAAGCCGGTCAGAAGGCTTCTGAAGAGGCTGCTAGTGTATTACCACCTGGCAGGGCTTTCATAGCCCGTCTAGAGGCTTACAAGGACCTCTCAGACGCTTTACAAGCTAGCGATTACAAGTCTATTGATGATGCATTCTTTAAACGTAAGGAATTCAGACCTGATGGTATTGTAGATGCTAGATCTTTACTTGAATTAGTTACAACACCACAACCACCAGCTGATTATGACTACCCATTTCAAGGATTACAGTCAAAGCTTCACGGGATTAGGCGCGGAGAGCTTGTCACAATTACTTCAGGATCAGGCCAAGGCAAGTCGTCCGTGTGTAGAGACTTGGCTGCTCACTTGTTATCGAACGGAGAACGGGTTGGATACTTGGCACTTGAAGAGTCAAACCGCCGTACAGCTTTAGGTTTGATGTCTGCCGCCGTGGGTAAGAACCTTGCATTAGGAGAACATACCCACGATGAACTTACAAAAGCATTTGACTCTAGTATTAATAAATGGAACCTTTATCTTTTTGATGGGTTTGGTAGTTTTGATCCTGATATTATTTACAACAGGATAGAATACTTAGCTTCAGGACTTGATTGTAAGATCATCTTTCTTGATCACCTATCCATTCTTATGAGTGGTCTTGATGGTGATGAACGCCGGATGATTGATCAAACAATGACACGGTTACGTTCTCTTGTTGAACGAACTGGTATCGTATTATTTTTAGTATCACATTTAAAACGGGGATCATCCGATCAAAACCATGAAGAAGGTGCACGTGTTACACTCGGACAACTTAGAGGAAGTGCGGCAATCGCTCAACTTAGCGATGCAGTTATTGGACTCGAAAGAAATCAACAGAGTGAAACTAAACACTCTGATACAATTGTTAGAGTTCTCAAGAATCGCTACTCTGGGGAAACAGGCATTGCTTGTCGATTAAACTACAACCTATCCACTTGTAAATTCAATGAAACAGCAGAATTCGACGCAACAACAGATTTCTAAACCTAACCCTCCTAGTGCAGAGGCAGTCAAACGTGCACAATTTGTAGACAAAACTTACCACTGGAATAATGCTGATCTTCGATCTGGAGACAAACGGACTTCTTAATGATGCTACCAAAATCCACTGTCTTTGCATCTACGACACCGACACTGAAAAAACGATGGTCTTTAATGATCAATCGTTTACGTCAGCTACAGAGAGACCAGCGGCGGAACCTATCGTGCGCGGTATCCAATACCTCGAAGACGCTGATTGTATTGTCGGTCATAACATTATTAATTATGACCTTAGCATCATCACTAAGTTTTATCCATGGTTTAGACGTATTGGTGATTGCTTGGACACTCTTCTGCTTAGCCGTCTTTATCATCCGAACTTGATAGAGATCGATAAACAAAAGACATGGACTGGTATGCCACTTAAACTTTACGGGTCGCATTCACTAGCTGCTTGGGGTTATCGCCTTGATGAAGCTAAAGGTGATTACTGTAAAGATACCGATTGGAAAGAATGGTCACCAGAAATGGAGGACTACATGATACAAGACGTTACTGTCACAAGGAAACTTTGGAACCACTTTCAACCATACCTGAATGGATCACGCTAGAACATGAAGCAGCAGAAATCCTCACCAAACAAGAACTACATGGATGGTATTTTGATGAACGCGCTGCATGGCAACTTGCATCAACTCTCAGACAAGAGCTTGAAGAAACTTATCAACTATTACGTGACAGGCATCCTTACGTTGCCGGACCAGTATTTACTCCTAAGCGAGATAATCGGACCCAAGGCTATGTCAAAGACGCTCCACTTACACGCCTTAAAGAACTAAATCCTACATCACGAGATCATATAGCATGGATCCTGCAAACATTTCATGGCTGGACTCCAACCCAGAAGACACCTACTGGGAAGTCTATCATAGACGAGCCAATATTGAAGGAGATAGGGACAGAGACTGCCCTTGCATTCCTGCGGATTTTGACGATAACGAAGATGCTTGGAATGATATCCGAAGGCGCGAACGCTTGGCTGAAGCTATGTACGACTGCTAGTCGGATACATCATCATTGTTCCGTCGCTACTTCTACTTTTAGATGCGCCCATCGAAACCCAAACCTTGCCCAAGTACCAAGTGACCCACGATTTAGAGAACTTTTCTTACCATCTCCAGGTCAAGTCATGGTCGCTGCTGATTTGTCTGGGATTGAGTTACGTATGTTGTCTCATTTCCTTGCCAGATATGATGACGGTAGGTATGCAGACATCCTCCTCAACGGAGATATACACCAAGTCAATGCTGACAAGATAGGAATATCTAGGAAGCTTGTAAAAACCGTAACGTATGCTTTCCTGTACGGCGCAGGTGACGAAAAAATTGGACACAGCTATGACAAACTTCTTTCATCCCCGAAAGCCAAGAAAAAAGGTAAGGAAATCAGAGCGGCATATATTGACGCGATTGATGGACTCGATAAACTCCTGGCGTCTATCAAGACAGCTTCAGAAAGAGGATTTATCAAAGCTATCGATGGCAGAAAAATTATGGTGGATAGCCCGCATAAAGCGTTAAATTACTGCCTTCAAGGTAATTCCGCCATCCTGGCAAAACGTTGGATGGTTATCAATCAACAAAACATTAAAGAATTAAATTTATGTTGTTCACAACTAGCCTTTGTACATGACGAATTGCAATTCGAGTGTTCCCCTGAACAGACAGCTGACCTATCAACATCCTTGGTATTTAGCAGTCTCGCAGCTGGAGAATACTACAACCTCAGAATCAGAATCGACGCAGAAGCCAAAACAGGAAAAAACTGGAGTGAAACCCACTAATGAGAAGTAAATCAATGATGGGAGTACAAACAGTAGTCCCGTTTACATCAAAGAAAACCCGTCAGGGTAACGGCTTGCATAGTAAGCCACGTAAGGGTAAGAAGAAATATAGAGGCCAAGGTAAATGAAGTTATTTGTTGACGCAGATTACATTGTTTACAAGGCTTGTGCCGGTGCAGAGTCAGAAGTTGACTTTGGTGATGATGTAATTGTAGTTGTCAGCAAATTCAGTGAAGCATACGCAGCAGTCAAACGTGAACTAAATAAAATTAAAAATCAGTTCATGTGGGATGTACCAGAGGTAGTTCTTTTCTTTAGTGATAGTACTAATTTCCGTAAGGAGATCATGCCTGCTTACAAAGGTCATCGCAATCGCAAGAAACCTTGTGGATACAAACGTGTTATCAATGCTCTTAAAAATGAGTACGAAGTAGTAATACTACCGACTCTTGAAGCAGATGATAGTATGGGTATCTACGCTACTAAATATCCTGGTAACATTATCGTTAGTCCTGATAAGGACATGCGACAAATACCTGGAACACTCTACACCATGGATGAAACCGTGAATGTGGAAGAAGCAGAGGGACAACGTTGGCACCTTATACAGACGCTTGCAGGTGACCAAACTGATGGCTACAGCGGTGTACCTGGAATAGGAATTAAACGTGCTGTTGCTTTGTTTGAAGATAAAGGCTACACTTGGAAAACAGTTGTTGATGCATTTGCTGAGAAAGATCTTAGTGAAGACATTGCACTACAAAATGCAAGACTTGCAAAGATCCTTACTAACGATGATTATGACTGGAGAGCAAAACAGCCCATCCTTTTTACCCCCTCCTCCGATTATGGAGTTGACAGTGGAACAGGACTTCAAGATAAGAAGGCTTGAAGACTTACTACCTAAAGCTGATAAAACAGATATCATTACATTGTTTATGGCGTTACAACGTCAGAACTTTGCACTTGCTAACACCGTATCCAAC